TCATTGGTATCAGATAGAATTGTAGGTGTAGTTAGAAAACAACACTCTTTTGTAGATCTAGATGGTAACCGGTACGTGGCTCTTGGAACAGATAAGTTTTTACTTTTATATTTTGAAGGACAACTTCATGACATTACACCTATAAAATCTACAATAGGTTCTGTAGCTATATCTTGTTTAGATGCAACTTTTGAAGTTAGTCTTACTTTTACATCAGACCACAATTTAGAGTCTGGAGATATAATATTATTAGATAATGTAACTGTACCAACAGGAGTAGGTTTAACTAACGCTGCATTTGAAGATAAACTATTTCAAGTCACAAGAGTTACATCTTCAAAGATTGCAATTGTAACAGGGACACAACAAACATCAAGTTCAGGTTCAGGTGGATCTTGTAGTGTTATACCATATGAAAAAGTAGGTCCTGCTGCACAATCTTATGGTTATGGTTTTGGTATCGGTAACTATGGTGGAACTGTATCGGGTGTTACTACAACAACTTTAAATGGAGCTTTACTTGCTGATACTGCTGGTACAGGTGGATCTGGTACAGCAATAACTTTGGCATCAACATCTGGTTTTCCAACTGCTGGAACAATTGCTGTCGGTAACGAATTAATTACATACACAGGAATAAGTTCAAATGATTTAACTGGTATCACCAGAGGTGCAAATGGAACAGCAACTGCTGGCACATCAAATGGACAAGCACACAGTGATGGAAGCACTGTAACAAATGCCACAAACTTTTCTGGATTTGGTAGTGCTGTAAGTGCATCGTCTGTAGTTCTAGAACCTGGTCTGTGGAGTTTAGATAACTTTGGTCAAGTATTAATTGCAACAATTGCAAACGGTAAAACATTTACATGGAACGCAGGAGCTGCAACACCATTAACTACAAGAGCATCTACAACAACATCTGGCTTTGCAACTGGTAGTAATCCAACCGCATCAAGAGTAACGTTGGTGTCACCAACAACACGTCACTTAATTCATTTAGGTACAGAAACAACTATTGGAGATACAACAACACAAGATGATATGTTTATAAGATTCTCTGATCAAGAAGATATAAATGATTATGCAGCAACAGCTATCAACACAGCAGGTGATTTTAGACTGCAAGATGGAACCAAAATTATTGGAGCTATAAAAGCAAAAGAAGTTATCTTGATATGGACTGATAATGCTTTGTATACCATGAAGTTTGTAGGTGCACCGTTTACGTTCGGATTTGAACAAGTAGGTACAAACTGTGGATTGATTGGTAAGAATGCAGTTGTAGAGATAGATGGTACCGCTTTTTGGTTAAGTAATAATGGTTTCTTTATGTTTGATGGTACAGTTAAATCATTACCGTGCACTGTAGAAGATTTTGTATTTAATAATTTTAACACAACAAAAGGACAACAGGTTGCTGCAGGTTTAAACAATTTATTTACTGAAGTTACTTGGTACTATCCATCAAATAGTTCTGATTTCAATGATAAGTATGTTGTTTTAAATTATGGTGAAAAGTGTTGGTATACAGGAACAGAAGCAAGAACAAGTTGGATGGATGCAACTATCTATCCTAGACCATACGCAACTAAATATGACAGCACGGACTTTGGAACTTTTCCAGATGTGGTAGGTGAAAATGGATTGGGAGGTACCAAATATTTTGAACATGAGGTTGGAACTGATCAAGTCAACGAAGATGGTAGTACAACTACAGTTTCTTCTTTTATAAAATCTTATGATATAGATTTAGAGCAAAGACAAAGAAATGCACAAGGTAGACAAGTGGGACTTAAGTTAGCTGGTGAAATATTTCTTGCAATGAGAAGATTTGTGCCTGATTTTAAAACACTAGCAGGAAATGCTAAAGTCAGTTTAGCTGTCAAAAGATATCCACAACAATCTGATAGCACAACAACACTAAGTCCTTTTACAATTAATTCAAGCACAACTAAAAAAGATACAAGAGCAAGAGGACGATTTGTTAATGTTAAAATAGAGAATGATTCTAACGGCGAAGAATGGAGATTTGGAACTTTAAGATTAGATATACAACCAGATGGTAGAAGATAATGGCTAAGATAAACGTAAGAATACCAGAACCAAAAGAACAATACGATGTATCTAACCAAAAACAAATAAACAGAGCTTTAACTCTTTTAAAAGATCAGTTAAACTCTACATTTTTAGATGAATTAAAACAGGAGCAAGAAAGATTTTCTTGGTTTGTAAGTGGCTAATATATATAAAAACGCAAAGGTAGATTTAACTACCACTGATAATACCATAATATACACAGCACCGTCTGATTCTAGAGCTATAATTAAAAGTATTCTAGTATCCGAGGACGCCGGATCAGGGACCACGATAACTTTTACTATAACAAATGCTGCCGCTGCAATATTTAATTTATTTAAAGATAAAGCAATAGCCTCAAAAGCAACAACGGAGCTGTTAACTCACCCTTTAATTTTAGAAGAAAATGAGGTATTAAAGGCACAAGCAGCAGATGCAAACGAATTACACGTTATTGCATCAATACTGGAGATAAATAGGGATTAATATGTCTTTTATAGAACAAGAAGCATCATTTAGATACGAAGTAATAGA